GTGTTGCCGTTCAGCATCGCGAGGTCTTTGTCAATCTCGCTGTACGACTCAAGGGAGCCGCAGGTGTCGTCCACCTGTACCGTGGTGGACTTGGAGGGCTGCACGCCGTAGTTCAGCTTGCGCCATGCCACGGAGGGCAACCCGGAACGCACGGTTGTCCTGTGGCCGGTGGGCAGATTCCCTTCCAGCCAGAGCATATCGCTGAGAATCTGGTTGGTGCCGTTGAGGATTTCCACTATTTCGGCGGTCTGCCCGTTGGGGTCAACACGCCTCGCATGGTCAAGCAGGGTAAGAGCGTTGGTGCCTATAGTCGCCATTTGTCAAACCTTTCAGTCCGGGAGACCCGGCCACATTCTTGAAGCAGTGGATTGTGTTCCGCCGCCCTTGCCGTGGAACTCGCCCTCGGCCATCATCTTCCCTACTCGCGCCAGCAGCCGGATCATGTCAGGGTAGTTCCCCAACCCGGATTCTTTCAGCGCTTCGGCAAGCTTCGGGCTCCCGAGCTTGTTCACGGCGTTGGCCGCGTGCTGCTGTGTGTCCTTGAACTTCTCACCGCCGAACTCGGCGTCCTTCTGTAGCTCATCCCCCCAGGTCTTGTACAACTCCGTCCGTTGGGCAATTTCCGCAGTCTGAGCGGCATTCGCCGCCTTCTGGCCGTCGTCGAGCCCCTTGACGAAATCGGTCGTGAACTCCTGATACTGCTCGGGGGTGAGCTTGAGGCGTTCCGCAACGGCCTTCACCCTTGCGAAATGCTCCCATTTGTCGCCATACTCCTTGTCCCCTACCTTGAAACCGCCGTAAACAACAGGATCCGCAGTCTTGGCGTCGGCGGTGCCGTCCGTCGTGGTCGCGGTAGTCGTTGCCGTGGCCGCTGTGGTAGCGGTTGTCGCGTCCCCAGGCGTAGCCGCCGTGGTGGTTTGAGTGGTCATGTCGGTGTCTGCCATTGGTTCAATTCCCTCCGTGCTCGTCGATTAACTTCGCCAGTATTTTCTTGTCCGCTTGCCGCATCCTGCTTGCCAGGAGTGCGCCGACGGACCTTTTCCCCTCACGGTAAAACGTCTCTGGCGGGTCGCCTGAAAACGAGGCGTCGAAGTAGCCGCAACAGTCGGACAAGAGCCCCCACATGACCGACCGGCCCGCCTTGGTGGACAGGACTTCCCTCATATCCGCGCTTGCATCACGCATAACCTTGCGTTCGGCAACGTCCTGGTCAATTCCGCCGTCGTTGTCCTCGGACCTCATGCGGCACCCGCTATCTGCTGGGCGTTCGCCATGTTGGTATCGCCCATGGTCTTCATGGTTTGCGCCTGTTGCATCCCTGCTTGCCCCTGAATCTGCTGGGCCGCGATGGCCGCCTGCGTCTCCTGGGCCTTCCGCTGCGTCTCCTCCACGGTCTTTTTGTCGCGGATCACCGAGGGCTTGACGCCCGATGCGTCGGCCACGCCTATCAGCAGCTCGTGGAAGTCCACGATGTCGAGGGCTTGCGGGTTGAGTTGCGCGACCGCCTGGACGAAACCAAGGAACTGCTGGTTCGCCCCGTTGGAAACCGCCTTTTGGGCTTGGGCGAGCACCGAAATGAACTCGACTTTGAGTTCCTGCCCCTGCAACTCGGGAGGCGCAGGTGGAAGCCAGCCGTTGCGGCTCATGATGCTGAAAGCCCGGTCAACCAGGGGTTTTAGAAGCTCCTCGTGGAGGCGTTCCAGCACCGGCCCGAGCATCAAAAGCTTTTCCTCGTGGCGTTCGGAGATTTCCCGCGCCGTCCGCTGCCGGTCGTCGAGGGCTTGAAGCATCAAAAACAGGTCGGAGAACATGGCGCGGTTGATGCGGTCCTGGTGCCTTTCCACCTCGGCGCTCATGTAGTCGATGGGCGGGTTGATCTGGTAGGCAGGAGAAAACCCCTTGCCGGTGGAATTTTGAACGTAAGTGATGCCGCCCGGAAGTACCGTGGCGGGTTCGTTCCTCAGGGACGTGTCGGCCACCATCGGCGGGTTGTTCACCTTCTCAATCGCCTGAGCCTTCTTTTTTTCGAGGGTTTGCAGCGCTTGCGTGTCGCCAAGAGCGACCATGGCCGGGGAGTTGCCGCCGTAATCGTCGGTGGACGTGACTTCCCACCTCGGCACCATGACGGGGAATTCGTCAAACCCGCTTACCCCGAGCGTCTTCCCCTCATCTCCACCAATTTCCAGATACACCGAGCTAAAGCGCTTAAAAGCGCCCACCAGGCTAGTCGGGTCAAAGAATGCGTTCGGCTGGACGGCATGGATAACCACGATGCCACTGTCGTAATCCCCCCTGTCATAGGCGCTTTGCGTCTTGGCGGAACAGTTGTCCTTGCCAAACCACTGGACGAGTTGGCCCACCGAGGCTTCGAACTCCCGGAAAAACGTGTTGACCTTGCCCCGGTCATCGCTTGCAATCGAGTACTCGCCCACGGTCAGGGCGCGGGCCGAAAGCCCGGTTTCGGAGGAGCCCACCGTTGACATGGCGGCCACGCCGAAGATGCCCAACTCCAAGTACACGGTCGCCAACGCGTCATAGAGCGCCGAACGCTGGAAGACATCAAGCATTAGCTGGTTGACCGAATCCAACCATATCCGCGTGCCGCGTGCCTCCGAAATCAGCGGGTCAGCCACGTTGAGCGCAAACCAGGGGCGGGTAGGAGATGTTAGGCCGCTCATCATGCCAGCCGCTAACGTCCTAGCGGCAATTAGGGAGGTCCCGTTGACTATGCCCGTAATCTTTTTCCCGCCCCGGTTGCGGTCGGAAGTGACGAAGCGCCCACGATGCGGCGCGAAGTACTTTTGCAGGTCACGGTATTGGCCATCAAAGGCCGTGCGGACATCTTTGAGCTTGCCGTGACGCTCCTTGATGCGCCTGATCTGATCGGCTGTGAGGGTCAGACTGGCCATTTAAACGCCCCCTTGAGGCTGTCGGCGGGACCACGCGGGCCGCTGAGCGCCGTTTGGGCAAACCCGAAAGCGGCTTTGAGTCGTCGCGCCTCCTCGGCCCCCGCGTTTTGCACGTCCGAGCTATCGAGCGTCACGTCAGCCGGCGTAGGGAGCTTGGGGGTTTCCCAGGCGCTTGTCTGAGGTTTGAACAGCCTCAAAGCGTTGAGGAACTTCGTAGCCTGGCTTGAACGGGAACGCTGGGTCAGGCCCATTACGGCGGACGCGAACGGAGAAAGGTCAGCCATTGGCGGCCTCCTGGAAGGGGTCGAAATCGTGGATCGCGAAGGCGGGGCTGTCGGCCCCAATGCCTGCACGGCGCATGGCTACCGGGTAAGCGAAGGTGAGCGCCAGTGCGTCGGCCAGGTCGGGCGAACGCAACCCGCGCTTTTTGAGGTCGTCCTTGGCCTCCAACAGCAGCCGGTTTGCCGCGTCGTATTTATACGTGGGCGCGCACAGGTCGGTTTTGAGGTCTGGCAAGCTGAGAGGCAGCGCCCCGCCAGCGTCGAGCCACTGGCGCACGCGGTCCCACATCTCAGCCCGTTTGTTGGCATAGAGGGGATCGTCGGCTTTGGAGCCGAAGTTGACTTCTGTCACGCGGTGCCCGAGCTGCCGAAGCCTGTCGATGATGCCTTGCCCGCCCCCCACGTCGATGAACACCGCCTCGGGGTTGTGCTCGGCCATGAGTGAGGCCAGGCGACCGGCCACGGCCATGTTATCCTCGCCCTGGAGGACCACGGGCGGGTAGCACGCCAAACCTTGGCGCCGAAAGATTACAGTGCGGTCGGATCCGAAACGCGCCACGTCCACGCCGAGGATTACCGGCAAGCCACGCTGATCGACCTCTTTGACCGACGCGTTACGCGCCACGGCTGCGGATACCTGGTCAATCGTGATAAGCGCGTTGTCGGAGGCGGCGCCGAAGTCGCAAAGGTACTCTTGTCGGTAGGCATTGGGCGGCATCGTCGCCCGGCAGCTCTCCAACTCTTCGGGGGGCAGCCAGGGGAGATTTGTCTCGTCCGCCCTGTACAGCCCGCTGAACCACTCTTCGGGCTGGTCAACGGCTGTCTGGTAGAGCTCGGAAAAGAGGTTAACCCCTTTAGGTGTCCCTATGAACAACGCCCAGCCTTTGCGGTCGGATATGGCGGGCCGCAGTATCTCGCCCCACACGTTCGGCTTGACGTCCGCCACCTCATCCACCACAACGCCATCAAAGTACAGGCCGCGCATGGAGTCAGGGTTGTCAGCGCCGTAAAGGCGTATCAGGGCGGAGTTGGGCATCGTGACTTGGTGGAGGGTCTCAGAAATCACAACTCCCGGTATATGGCAAGTGTGGGCTTTGAGCATGGTCCAAGCGATTTGCGTAGCTTGTGTCAGGTAGGGTGCGACGTAGCCGAAGCGACCATCGCCGAGCGGGGAACGAATAGCCGCGTCAATCAGCGCGTTAACGGCCAGCATGGTTTTCCCAAACCGCCGATGGCAGACCAGCACGCCGTAACGGCGCCTGAGCAATCCCTGGTGGATTGCCAGCTGGTGACGGTGCGGCGTGTAGGGGATGACGACGCGGCTCATTTGTCCGGTTCCGAGTACGGAGCGCCGGG